TTACTTAATGCGTTTTGATTTGTGAGGTATGTAACTAGGTCAATTAGTAACTCCGTTCTGTTTATTATTGCCATAGTTAAACTCTTAATGTTTTATAATAAACACGTGTATAAAATATTTATTATAAAACAGGCCACTTCCTTGTGGCCTAAATCATCTAATACTTATTAGGTAGAAGAAACAACAGGGAATACCAACTTAGCATTCCGATTCATATAGAGGTTGTTTGACTCTTCCCATAAGGTAACACCACGACGATTATGCTCTTCCATAAACGCGTACTTCTTCATACCCATAGTGTTTACGTGATCCATAGTCTGTGAAGGACTATAAACAGTAGCAAAAGTATTCTCAGCACCTACAGGTAGCAAGTAACCTTTGTTAGTACCGCCCATTAGAGAGATACCACCAATGCTGTCTGCCATACGGATGTAAGTAACACCTGTTAATGTAGAAGTGAAGTGTCTACGCTGGAATACCATTTCATCAGCAGAGAAACCGCCTCTGTCGCCAGCTAAAGATCGTAGGTCTAAAGTAAGAGGAGTGTTAACGCCCATTACGCCCATAGCTTTAGTTTGTTCATAATCAAACAACTTGTCATACAAGTCGCCACTACATAACATAACTAATGCAGTGTAAGTAGTGTTAGCTTTAGCACACTCTTGTTGTAACTTATCTACTAGATCATTGATGATCTTCTCAGCAGTAGTACCACCAAGTAATAGGTCAGTTGCAGCATAACCTAAGTTTGCACGTGTATCACCATATACATCTTCAAAGAAGTTATAAGACTTAGATGCACCACCAAATACAGAGTTAGTATCTGAGTTTAGTACAGAAGCTAAGGCTAGTTCGTTGTGATCTACCCAAGAGCGTTCCATCTTACGAGACATTTCGTTAACACGTTCTGCAAGAGTGTAGACTTCATTAGTAAATGGCTTACGTTTACCAGATACATCTGCTGGAGAAGCATTAGCACTAATACCATAAGAACCTGTACGGAATAGTTTCTCTAAAGCGTTATCTTTACTTACTCTAGCTCCACCAACTTCATCAAAACGCTTACCAACTGGTAGTTGTACTGTCTCTACCAATTCGTCATAGCTTAGTTTATCAGTAGTTACTGAGAACTCATTCATAGTACCGCCAAGCAAGGCTTGTAAGAAGCCTGTCTTAACAGAAGAACTGCGTGTAATACCTTCTGTTACATCCTGCAATTCAAAAGAATTGAAGCCTGAACGTACTGCTTTATCAATAGGTGTAATCATTTTTATTCAATCCCTCTTATACTAAGTATGAAGCAGCGGCATCAGCAGCTAGTTCGGTAGTTGTAATACGTTGAGCTTCTAGTTGTGCTAAGAAAGCAGTTTGTGCGCCTGCATCAGCACCATTCCAGATAATACCTTCTTCTAGGACAGCAGCATCGCCGCGATACAAAACAGTCATCTTAGGAGCAGTGCCGCCTAGATCAGTGTCTTCGTCGTTGAAGCCTTTACCTTGATAGTTACCAACACTTAGAGCAATGACAGAGCCATCTTTAAGTGGTGATCCACCTGTTGCAATAACTGTTGCAATAACTTGTGCTACGTAAGGCTCAAACTCTGATGTGGCATTATTCCAAATCATAGCAACGCCAATATTGTCTACTGAACCTGATGCACCTACGTCTACTGTTGCATAGTTAAAGTCAATTGCATTATCCATCGCAAAACTATCTTCTGCTGCAATCAAAGTAGTTAATAGTTTTCTGCTTGTAGAAACTGTTGGCATTATTTATTCTCCTTGTTTAATTCTTTAAGTTGTGCATTCAAATCTTTAGGATCTACTGCTTTCTCAATCTCAGCTTCTCCATCTGCACCTACCTCTGCATGTTGTGCGTAAACATCTGTCTTAAGTTCTAAAGACTTAGTGATAACTTCTTTAGCTGCAAAGATATCTCCAAATGCTTTAATTAGAACTTCACGCTCTAACACTTCTACACCTTGTAGGGCTTTGACTACAGCTTCAGATTCAGAGAATTGATACTTCTCAATGTCCGACTCTAGTTGCTTAGTCTCTACGTCTTGCTTTTCTTGTTTAAGAACTGCAATTTCATCTAAAGCTTTTTGCAAAGCAATTTTATCTTCTGACATTTCGTTTCCTTTTGTCAAGTTGTCTTCCCCTGCATCACTCTTGACAGAGGAGAGGGAGTTGGTATCACTAAGTTGCTTTTGCAACGGAGTAAATTCTTCACCATACTTTTCTAGTAAGGCTAATTGTTCTTTAGTTAAATCTTCTTTACGTGTCTCTCTATTCTTATATAGAATAGTTTCCATACCTGATGCTGCAAAACCTTGAGATTCATCTGTCATTGATATTTCAGATATATCTAAGTCATAAAGACTCGCCTTTGCTTTACCGTTTGATTCACTCATCTTCCATCTCCACTTTAATACCTTTAGCTCCAAAAGAGGGTGCGCCTAGTACCCCAGATTTCTTATCTTCCCAAGCTCCCTTGTTACTCCACTTGGCTGATATTAGGGGGGTACCTGCTTTAACAAATGTATCCTCTAATGTAGCATCTACTTCCTGCACCCAAGCACGTTGCCAAGTAAAGGTGTTGGTTTTATGCCCGTGGAATAAGCCAGCTTGTAGCGTACCCTTGTCAATCTTCATGTTAATATTGTCTACAGCTTTTCTTATTTCTTCTAGGGAAATAGTATCTCCGTGAAGATCCACTTCTCCAGCAGGTCGCCAGACAGGTTCTACAGATATCATCTGTTCATCATCAAAAGCCTTGATAATCTCGACTGGTGTCTCTTTACTAAAGAAGCTTTTAAGCACTTTAAGTATAGACTTCTCAACATCAGATTCTTCTGCGGGTACATCTTTCCATTCTGTTAGTTTGGTAACAAAACTAGCTTCATCTTCAATAAGACTAACTATATGATCATTGTATGTGTAAGCTATCTTAAACTGGCTGTATTTCTCTTTAGGTTCATACCATAATGTAAAGTAGATATAACTTTCATCGTGATCTTCATAATAAGCCCACTCTTTATAACCCTTGACTTCAAATACATACTCAATAGCATCTCTGATTAGCCTTACTTTATCTTGTGCAGTATTCTTAGTAATACTTACTGCATCTGGTTTGGTGAATAAATCTTTTAAGTTCATATTATTTCCTATGAAGCATTCTCGTTATTAGTATCACTACCACCACCCTCTTTCTGTGTAGCACCATTGCCAGATCCCTCTGAACCTCCACCTGTTCTTAAGGCTTCGTAGTCGATATCTTCTATACCTTCAGTGGGTAGTTCCATATTTTCAAGCAACTTTCTATGTACTGCTTGAGTCATCAAACCAGAACTAGCTAACCTATTAGCTAACTTGCCTAACACTTCAGCATCAGCTTTAGTAGGATCGTCTGCTTCAAAGTAGGGCATATCATCCCAATCAACTTCTATGTTATTAGCTTGTAATATCATTGGAAGTAGTTGAGTGTTTATCACATCTGTTATCCACATAATCAAACGTTGAACGTAGTAATCATGTGTAGACATTTGGTTAGAGGATAAGGCGTTAGAGCCATGTCCACTTTGACCTAATATCTTAAAGGCTGCACCAAAGACGTTGTAGATACTCTTACGTTTGATCTCAATGATTTCAGAGGTTTTATATTGCTTACCTCCTCCATCTAAACCCTTAACTCTAAAGTCGTATAACCTTTGCTTAGTATTGGGGTCAACATCACTAGCCACTACAATCAGATTACCTTCAGCGTTCTGTACACCTGCGGCTGTATCAAGTAATGTAGCATAGGCTGCTGCTTCTGCTGGGAAGTTCTCTGGGTCAGTAGCTTTGAGCATCATATCCATTGGCATGTCAACTTGACCAATACCGCCTAAATCCTTGCTTGCTCCTACTATCTCATACTGCTCTATTAGTTTCTTTTCTGCATAAGCATCATAACAACTAAAGAGTGGGCTATAACCTTGTGGACTATTATCTACTGGGTTAAACCTAAAATGTAACAACCTACTAGACTTTATAAAAGTGTATTTACTATCTTTATAAAAACCTTGTGCTACAGCAGAATAGTTTATCTTGTCTGAGGAGTAGTTACCTAACTTGGCAGTCCTACTAGCTAACTTCATAGGCTTCTGAATAACACCTTTCAAGTCTCTGCCTTTGTTGTCCCAAACCCACCCATATACACTAGACTGTGTTCTAGGTGCTAACTTCTTTAATACAACGCTATTCTTATATTTACCATAAGTTCTATATTCTAAAACTGGGTTTATTAAAGCGTAGCCATGTACTAGACAAGTTACAGCGTTTTGCATAGCCTCTAACCAAGTGCCTTGAGACATATTCCTAATAGCGTAGTTTAATAAGTCTGCACTGTCTTTGGAGATAGTGTTAGTACCTTTAAACTTAACCTTGCCTTTCTCTAAGGCTGGTAGAGCTTTAACCAAGATACTATCTAAGGCATCTGCCACATCAGCATCATTTAACATCTCTTTAAACGTACAAGGGAGGTTAGCAGGGTGCAACTCTAATTTCTTCTGTTCTTTTATAAGAGAGAAGCCTTCTACTATGTAGGGTTGTCCTGCTTCTTTAGGTAGCCTAGATAAGTCTGCAACAGGAATAGCCTCTGCTTTATCAATATTCTCAGACATTTAAAGTACCTATTTATGTATTCTTCTTAGAGGGGCGACCTGCTTTCTTATTTTCTTTAATAGGAGCAACTACTTCTGCTACAACTTCTTTTTCTGGTTCAGCAACAATTGGCTCTTCTTTTACAACTACAGGTTCGACCACTGGAGCAACTACTTCTGGCTTTGGCTTTGCATCTGAAGGGTCTTTACCTTCTGCAAACAAAACACATTTGCCTGTTGCCATTCCTTGATAATTTCTAAAGGAGAAGTCATCTAATAGTTCAGGACTCTTAGGGAGTTTGTAACCATCGAGGATAGCTTCTTGTATGGCTTGGAAGAATAAACCTTCAACCTTAAACCCTACGCCACGTTGTATGATTACTAACTTACCTTCACTTTCTTGCTTTACGATTGGTTTCAATGTATTTTCCTTTTTTTTATAGTCTTCTCGAAGTTAATAGAGAAGATGCTAGTGTTTTATAATTAGATAGACTTCTATATACAGGAGTCTTTATAGTTTTATTTCTAGATAAATAGTTGTATGCAGTAGCGCACATATCCACTGCATCATCTTTAGATAGGGATGTATTACCTGACCTATCCCCTACGAACCTCTCCAACTCTCCATATAACCAAGCCAGAGTCTCTGGTGTAAAGGTATTCTCTATTATGTAAACATGACCTATACCACACGCTTGGAAGAAAGGCTCTGCTTTTGTGAGCTTCTTGTGGTTAGAAACTGCTACATCCTTTTTAACTATGAAACCCTCTGCTAAGAAGTACTCCACTTTAGATGCAAAAACCTCCTTACCAGCAGAGGCCGTATCTTCTGGGAGTATCAAATGTACCTCTACCCCATCGTGTATAGCTTGAGAGAGCATTATTTCATCTCTATCTGCATATGTTCTTCTCATACGTCCATATATGTAAGTACCTTCATCTGTGAAGTCTGGTATGTAGTCTCCCCACATATAGTACTTACCCTCTGGACATCTGGACATTTTAATACTAACTGTGTAATCTGGCGACCTATAATTAGGACTTGGTAATGTACCTGCTAAGTCATAAGCTCTGATAGTTTGTAAGTCGCCTGTAGGTAAACAGTGTGCTTGTTCAAGCCATTCTCTTTTCCAGTATACTCCAGAATCAGCAGAGTCTACCCAAGCTCCCAGTAATAAGGCGTTGCGCTTATCTTCTGGCATTGAGTCCAACACTGCGAAGTACTCAGGATCCATCTCTTGTAATACTTTATTATCTTTAAGTGTTGCTGGTATATATGTGTAAGTCTGAGGAACCTTACCATGTAAATCTATTAACTCTTCTTTATCCCAAGATGTTATTAACTTTCCTGTTATAATTAGGTAATGTCTAGTTCTGCCTGCATGTTCTGGGTTTGGCAACCCACTACCATCTGTCAGTAGGAAAGGCTCTATCCACTCGAACATCCAGTGTTGAGGGTCTGGGTTTAATGTAAACCTCATACCTTTAGGTACTTTAGCTACTGAACGGTTTCTTGATCTAAGTACAGTAAAGGCATACTCACTGTGCATTTGTAGTTCATCTATATAGATCTTACAAAGTTCAGCACCATACCAACTGTCGGCGTGTTTATCGTATTCCAAGTAAGAGAATTTAGACTTTGCACCTGACGGGAAAGTGATAGTCTTTGTCTGCTCATTTATGTGTGCCTTACCTTTAGGCTTCTTACCTTCAACATCTGAGAATAGTAAATCCCAGTACATCTTCTTAGCAGCAGGCCAAAGGTTAGTTTCTAACTCATTATTGGTTGACCTGAAGAACACACTAAAGTAGTCTGGGTCATGTACACCAAAAAGATTATCAACTAGAATAGACCATGTTTTACCGCCGCCAGCACCACCACCAAAGAACACTATCCTGATAGGGTCTTTATCTTCTGTTCCATTACATTCCAAGAACGCTTTTTGGTGAGGCTGGGGATCAATATTTAACATAGCTACTCTTTTATTATTTATTTAAACATAGAGATAACTGGAGTAGAGTGATCATCTTCTTTATCTTCTTTACCAGAGCTACCACCTCCACCTACCTTCTTCTTATCTTGCATCTTCTTGTATTCAAATATATCAACTTGAATATCAATACCAATTAACTCTTTAAAGCAAGTGAAGCTCAACTTAGGATCGAAAGCCATATTCATCACTTTCTTAACTTCACCTGTCTTCTCATCTACTTCATCTACATGAGGCTTCATAGCTGTATATGCTAACTCCTCAATCATCTTGAAGTAGTGACCTTTTCTCTTTCCAATATAATCTTGTACTTGCTTATTGGTCATCCTCTTATTAGTAGTACCTTCTTTCCTACCTGCTGGATTACCGCTAGTACCTTTCTTAATCCTACCCTTCTCATCTCTCTCAATAGTCATCTTACATATCCTTCAGTAATTGTTATCTCTATAGGAGGCTTCAACTCTTTTCTCTCAGATGTAGTGGAGTTATTAAACTCTGCACCTAGTGTATAGTCGTCTGGACTTATATCTGTATCTGAGGAGGATAATATAACTAAGAATCTATCTTCTGCTGTATTCTTTAAAGTGACTTCCCTGTCTACCGTCCCTGATAACACACCCGTCCTTTTGTTTCTTAATTGGATGTTACAAGTCCATTCTGTTAAGTCTGTGATAATAACACCATCACTATCTTTAATTCCAAGTGTATAAGAACATGTGCTTGTTCTAGCTATCACAACAGGTATCAACGATGACATCTATTTCTCCTATTTCCACTTCTATTTGTGTATCTTCCATTTCAACTAGGAAGTCATTATCTTGTTGCTCTGCTATAGCATCGGTTTCTACATATTCTACAACCACATCTTGTATGACAAGTTCTGCGAATAGTTCTCCAGCAGATGTAGGGTATTTATCAACTCGCCACACTGTTGCATTATTTAAACAAGGGGGTAATATCATGCTAGTATATATCCCGTAGAGTCTGCTAGGCGTATAGGGTTATTGTCTGAATCTACAGTAGATATTCTTTTAATCTCTGTAAGAGAATCTAAACTTCTTAATGATATATAAAAGCAGTCTGGTTGCTCCACCCTTGTAGTACCATCTTCCCCAAAGAAATATGTTGGGTTATCATAGTTATCTATAAGGTACTGAAGTTGTGCGCTTTCAGTGGGAGTTAACCCGCTAATACCTGTCTCAGCTACATATACCCTATCCCTCCATACAATATCTATACCACCTCCACCTGTAGTGGGGTTTTTAACAGGGTAGGAACCATCCGATTTATAGTACCTTACATTATCAGTTTGCTTAAGGTTGGTACTTGTATTATTATTTAAGAACAGGTTAACTATATTTATATCGTTATAATAGTTTGCGGCATCCATGGCTACAATACCCCCAAAGAAGTCTCTTATCCCATCCTCTGTAGTAGTAAAGAATACATACCTAGCATACAAAGCTATTCCTTCATAATCGACAGCAGTAATAATATCTATTTCATCATTTACATAATCCGCAGTAAAGTTAGTCACTGTAGAGCCATCTATATTGTTCAAGGTATAGACAGTATCATCTTGTTGTTCTGCAAGAACACTCCAACCGTTAGAGCCTACGATAACACTCTGCTTAAAGCCTAATTTTGCTACTAGACCTGCTTGGTATGTTATTGTAACTTCTACTAAATCCCCTGTGGTATATGTAGTACCTTCTATATAAGTATCTGAGTAGTCAGAAGATGTCACTACAGTATTTAAAATCTCACTGCCTGTGGTTACATTTAGTATTCTTAAACGTGAACCCACTACTATGTTCGTTACAGACACGTCCGATAAAAGTATTGGAAAAACAAAAACTACTGTAGCACCTGCTGTGTCATAACTAGGCACAGTCTGCCCTTCTGCCAGAGTGATAGTTGTCGTGCCTGTGGCAGCAGTTACATTTAAAATAGTAGTATAACCACTGAACGTAGAGCCTGTTAAATCATAAGTACCTCCTACACTAGATAACTCTATAGCATAAGTCTCTGATCCTTTCTCAAAGTCATATCCTACGGAAGCTCCATCGGAAGCAGTCATGGCATGTGTGGTACTTATACTATCGGAAACAGTTCCATTTAAAAACTCAGCACCTTTTATATCAATAACACCACAAACTACAAAGTTAGCGCCATTACAAGAAACTCCTGTTTTCCACGTAACATCGTAACCACTTACAATCCACGAATTAGTTAAGTACGTAGCACTTATACTAGATAGAGGGTCAACTATGAAATCTTGTTTATCAGGAGATCGTAGAATCCAAGATCTAAAATCTAAAGTATCTTCATCACTGGCTTTTATAAGGAATGAGTGAGAACCTGCTTCGCATTTATATCCCAATAAAGAATCGCTGTTGTTGGCAGGGTATGATGTAGAATCCAAAGAGCCTATGAAGTGTGTCTTTGTTACTAGGTCGCCTAACTCAACACTGGTGGCTATCAGATCTTGTCCTATACCCTGAGAGCTAGAGCGGTATATACTAACACCACTGCCAAAGCTGTCTGCAATAAGTTTAGGGGACGTAGGGCTACTTGCCATGCCTCCTGTAATTAGCGCAGGAGTCATCACAGCCTCACATGCAACATTCCACCTCTGCGTAGATACGCTAGTGGATACAACGTCCTGACCCTGCCCTGTGACAACAATGTCTGACCAATCAATAATACCACCAGAGTCAACAAATGTTTGATCTGGCATTTTAGCAATAATAGTTCTAAGAGTACCATTGCCGAATTGTTCTTTTGTTAAAGGCTGCCACAACGCCCAGTTACCGGCACTGTCTCTAAAATAAAATAGCGCGCCGCCATCTGAGTATCTAAAAGTCTGGGAGTTGCCAAACGTTATAGAGTAGGGATAAACTGACATGTCCGTACTAGCTACTGTCTTACAAAGTAACTGGACAGAAAGACTGTTAGGAGTACTTACGAAGTATTGAGTGTAGCCCCCATGCCAGCTTAAGTCAGGGCCATAACTAGTCAGCCTAGACACTGAGTTTATACTAACGTTAGCTGGAGTCTTACCTAATAACGTAGCATGTAAAGTAGTTATATCAAATGTAGTAGGCGGCGCACTGTAATCAGCGATGATATCAGGTTTTGAATTAACGCACGGCTGTAAATCCGCAGCAGTCTCCATACTAAAAGCAATAGTATAGGTAGTGCCATAACGAGCTGTGCCTGCTACAGCACTTCCTGTGTTATACGCCAGACTCTCAACACTACCTGTGTCACCCACTAGTTCATAATCAACGTAGTGACTTGTGTTGTTTATTCGCTCAACTCTACCTGCTTCGGGTAGTCCATAACCGTGTGTAGGAGATGCTATAGTACCTCCATCTAAACCATATACTCTAAATAGCAGAGTGTTATCACGTGTAGTAGTTATAGCAGGAGCAGGAAACTCATACACACTAGAGCCAAAATCGGAACGTGCGGAGACATTAACTACATCCGCAAGGTCTATGCCGCGCATAGTAATTGCTATTGCTGACCAATCGTTACTTGTACCTGTTGCTGTAGCAGAAAAGATATCAGAACCTGTATGCTCAATATAGAAACAGGCACAGCGCGAGAAATTGTTAGGAGCTATACCTGCAATGGGTGTCCATCCAGCAATATCAATAACATTGTTACCACTATCGTTCATCAGTGATACGAATATGACATCCCCAACCTCTTGAGCATTAGGGGATATATCAAAAACGAAAGATGCTCCATCCGCTGCTTCTGTTTTCTCAATCCCTATTATCGACATAAAAATCCTATCTTAAAATATTTACCTATTTCTATTAGGTTTGATCTGTAAGTGTATAATCAAACTCTTCTGTAGAATCAGCTATATGGCAGTTCTCACAGAGGTCTTCCCTCTCTTGAGTATTCTGCTTATAGTCTTTCACTGGGAGTTGACATGATATACA